TTTATTAAATCACTTCCATTTGTTATTCCATGATATGTTTCTAAATTATTTGGTTTAGTTGTAGAATATGATTTATCTGGATTATATGGTGAATATACTCCTGTATTATTTTTTACATCTTGAAATGCATAATCACCTTTACCATACTTACCACTCGTACTTTTTCTATCAACTCCATAAACAGGAGATACTAATGATAAATCAATTCTAGTTAATTTTTCATCACCACCTTCAGTTTTATACCCATCCAAAGTTTTAGTATATGGGAGTTCTGATGTTGGTGTTGTTTTAACTTGTGTTTGGGATTCAACAACTTTATCAATTTCAGGTTTTGTTTCGGCAGATGTTCCTTTTAGTTTATCTTTTGCAGAACCAATAAAATTACCTAATTTTTCTTTACCTTTTTGTTTTATATCATTTGCTTTTTTCAAAGCATCAGATTTAGCTTTATCAATCCCTTCAACTGCAGGTGCTTCATTTTGTGCTCGTGCTTCTCTAATTTGAGTTGAATATGATGATTGTGAACTATAATCCCAACCACCATTTGCTGGTTTGGATGTATTAATTCCCAATTGTGCAGGTTGACCAAATAAGAAACCTCTAAGTTTATCTTTACCTAATGATATACCTTTACCTAATATTTGTTTACCAATCGTAGCAGGAGTTCCCCCACCACTTTGTTTTAATAATTTCCCAACCAATGTTCCCTTTGCATCATTTTTAATTTTAGCAAGAGTTATCATGGTATCTTGTTCTTTACCTTGTTGTAATTCACCTGTCTTATTTACATAAGTTGGAATAGCATTAGATGGAATACCTAATTTAGAATTTACAAAATCTCTAACACCTGATATAGATGTAATTCTCCCACCCGTTAATTTACCGATTCCTTTACCAATTAATCCACCTGTTGCAGATGTTCCACCAGTTGAACCTTTCATATCTTCAACTGATTTAGTAGTTCGATTCATAATACGAACTGCTTCATTACCATATAAACGTGGATTGTTTAATTCAACTGCAGTATTTTTTCTTATACCCTTCGTTTCAGTTTCCACTAACGTTTCAGTATCAGATTTAACACTTTTCTCTTGTGTAGAACCTTTGAATTTTTTTTGCACGGGAAAAAACTCCGATGGAGTTGGAGTAATATTATTTGTTGACCCTTGAAATAATTCTAATATTGTTGGCATACTTATTAAGCGTTTGCTATCCCAAATGTATTGGTTGTTCTACGTTCACTTTTATTCATAACGATGTTCGTAACTTTTTCTTTATCTAAATAAACATCTTTATTTGTTTTTACTGCATTAATCAAATCATCCATTTTGGTCAACATTGTAGATTGGTATTCTGAAACACTTTCCGTTTCAACTCCAGATGATTGTCCTTCTCCACCAACTGCATTTACCAACATTCCCAATCCTGCTCCAGCAACTCCCAATCCCATTAAGGTTGGTAATGCAAGTAATCCGGCAGTTCCTAATAAAGCAAGAGAACCTGCTAAACCGGTGAATGCTACAGCAAGTAATCCAATACCACCTACCATACTAACTAAACCAGATACGATGGGTTGAATTTGTCCTAATGCATTAAATCCAGCACCCATTTCTTGTAATGCTTTACCTAATACATAAACTGATGCTGCTACAACTAACATTGCTGCTGCACCTGCAAGAATTGCAACTGCACCTACTCCACTACTCATTATCAATCCTAATCCCATTACGGCACTACCTAATAATAACATACCTGCGGCTGCCATTCCTATTTCTGATAATCCTACTTTTGTATATTCTTGTAATGCTTTACCTAAAATATAAACCGCTCCTGCTACCAAAACCATTGCGGCTGCACCTTTCAAAACTGCAGACATATTTACTTTACTCATTGAATCCATCATTCCACCCCCACCTGCAGGATTTGCAGAAGGTGTTGGAGTTGGAGTTCTACTACCACCACCAATTGAACTAAATACAGATGATAATTTATCAGTCACTTTTCCGGCGGTCATTTTGTAAAGATTTTTCAACACATCACCAGTTCCCTTTATAACTCCACCCAAATTTATTCCCATTGCACTTAAACCAGTGTTAAACTGTCCTGCGGCGATTACCATCGAACCTACACCTTTTAATGATGAACCCAATGGACCGGAAGCAAATGCAGAAAGTGATTGTGACCAACTATCAAACGTAGATAATTGAAGTGTTCCATCTGCATTTAATTTATCAAGATTAGATGCCATTTTTTGGAATTCCTCAACGGTCAATCCTGCTGCTTCTGCTGCTGCTTTCTTTTGGAATACATCCATTTTGTTAAATGCTTCAATACCACCCATTTGTGATAAGGTTTCTTTAACGGCTGCTCCCGCTTTTCCATCATATGCTAATGCTCTTGCTTTGTTAAGATTAATATTTTTTCCTAACATCGCAGATAATTCTAATTCTTTTGAAATTGATGATTCGAAATCTAACAAACCTTCGGTGACCTTAGTCATTGAGGCTAAATTAACCCCCAACTTTCCAGCGGCAATTGCTGCTTCTAACATATTCTTACCACCATCTTTACCATATAATGCAAAATCTTCTGCAGAGGCTGCAACATCGGCCATTACTTGAGCAGGAACTAATCCATTTTGTTTTGCTAATTCTTTGGTAGATTCTGCTAAGTTTTGTGCAGTATCAATTGAACCACCATTTAATCGAGATAAAGTTGCAGTTAAAGTTGCTGCTTCATCACCACTAATACCCATATTCATGGCCATTAAGTTGGTGTTTAATTGATTCTGAAAAGTGATGTCATTTAATCCACCCATTTCCTTAGCCAATCCTTTAGTCACATCGGTTGCGGAATCAAATGCAGTTCCTAATAAGGTAGATGAAATTGTTGCTCCACCTAAATAACCACCCATCTCTCTTACATTCTTACCTAATGCTTCAGTTGCATATCCTGCACCAACTATTAGTGCACCGATTTTACCACCAGTAGTAGAAAGTAATATATCGGCAGTTTCTAATATACCACCAATTGTTTTCTTTATACCATCATATACTGCTAATTGATCATTTAAGAATTCTTTTTGAGTTTCAGTAAGTTTTCCTAATTTTTGTGCTTCTCTTGTTTGAGTATCTAAATCATCTACAATTGATTTTTGAGTATGATGTATTCCACCCAATTTACCCTTTTCAGCATCAATTTGATTTAGGATGACTTGTTTTGCTAAACTATCATCTCTAGTTGTGTTTGCTAATTCTCTATTTAAAGATGCAATATTTTTAATTGCATCATTTTGTTCATCACTTAGACTTACATATCTTTGATTTTTCTTAATTCTTTCTTCATCTAATTTACCCAAATTTGCGTAAATACCAGTTAAAGATGATGCACTTTCTACTTGATCTTGAAAACCTCTCAATTGTTGAGCAGTGTATTTTCCTTTTTCTGCAATTAATTTTTTATACTCAGTCTGTAATTCTTTTATATGTTTGGATTCCGAAGCAGTTCGCGTATCAATACTATCGGCATAAGATAAAAGTTGTTTTTTTATCTCTGCCTGTTTTTTTAATATCTCAACGAGTTCTTTATTAGTTTCGTTTGCCATTATTATCGGATACTAAGTAATTTTTTAAGTTCTTCGGAATCTTTTTTGATTCTTTGCATTGTTTTTAATACTTCGGGATCAACGTTAGCATCTTCTGCTTTTTTAAGCATTCTATCTACTGCGTTTTGTTTTAACCCATCAAAAAATGCATCACTAAACTTCTTAGCTGCTAAGATAATACCTTCATTAACTTCTTTAGATTTGGACATTGTTTCTCCTATATATTTTAAGTCTTATATAAATATAAGGTAAAAAAAAAGTGAGGATTATTTCCTCACTCTTACAATTTATATTAGATGATATTTGGTTTTATATAAGATAGTTGATTTTTCTTAATTACATCAATGAATTCATTTGCAATATATCGATTTCCTTCAATATTTGGGTGACAATCATCTGATGACATTTGGAGATTGTTTTCATTTATAATATCTACCCAACCTCTCTTACCTTCATTTGAAGATGGTGTCCATAAATTTGAAAATTGTATAGATGGTGAAGTTTCAATATTATCATTTAATGTAGAATTTAAGAACGAATCAAATCCCAACGCGGTTAAATTCCATAATATTACAATATTTCCGTTTGAATTAATGTAATTCGCAATGTTGATAATATTGTTAATAGTTGCATCGTATTCTACAATATCGGGTAAAAAAATATTATTATAATACCAATTTATTTGGGTGTGTTCAAACTCACTTATACCAACATCCGTATTAGTTAATAAACAAAATAGATTAGGATTGTTATTAAAAAACGATTTTGTATAATTTGCACCAACTGGCATTCTACCCTGACCCGATGTGTTTATTATTACAATATCATCATTTTTAATATTAGGTAATTGTTCGATTAATGTATTCAGAATATATTGATTAGTTGCACCCGGTCTTGCATAGTTAATAACTCCATTAGTATTGATTTTATCACACACAATAGTTGTCCAATGTAAACTCTCACTTAATACATTATCATCGGTTAGATAGGTTCTAAACGCGGAAAAAGAATCTCCAAATATCTTTAACATACTATATTATTTTAACATAAGTATTTAACAAAAAAAGAGTGAGGATTATTTCCTCACTCTCACTCCAGGTCCTGTTCCACCTTTTTTATTTACTTTATCGATTTCCTCTTTTTCCTTTTTCTTAGTATCCACTAATTTTTTGAAATAGAATCTTCGAATGTGTATTGGCATGGTATAAACCTCTGACCAAGTAAACCCATTTCCATAATTAACCATTTCCCATAGTTGATTATGTAATTGAACACTATAATCACTCGGTAGGGTAAAAAAACCCAACCCCAAAGGGTATATCAAGTGCCTCCGATTCACCTGTTAAATCTGATGTGAATTGGTATTTCAAATCCAAATCAGGAGATATGGTTCTAACATATTCTCTTAATGCTTTACTTTCTCTTGCCAATAAACTATTTTTAACAAAGTTGTTAATAAACCCTCTATCAGTATTACCTTCAACCTCTTGAATCATATATCTCAATCTTGTAGATACATCTTGAGAAACTACACTATCACCTTTTACCAAACGATTTAATGCTTGGATTTCGGCGTTAATATCAATTTCATCTTTGTGAGTAAGTAATTTGAACTTAATTTTCTTTTTAGAAATTGGTAATTCGAACTCATAACGATTTTCTCTATTTAATAAAGAATCATCAACTTCCTTAGTTTGAATTTTTGCTAAATCAATCGTTACTTTTTGTGATTCACCTGTAAATGGGTCAGTCACTTCTACATTATAATCTGCACCATATCCTAATATACGAGTTGCTAATAAGATTGCGTTTTTATCACCTACTGATATATCTCCTACACTAACTCCTTCAGATACTACAACTGATTCGAATAATTTATCTAACACCACACCTTTTTTAATAAGATTTTGTGATGCGAGAATATCTTCTTCTCTTGCAGTCATGTATTTTATTTCAACTGAACCTTTTGATAGTGGATTAGTTTCGGAATATATTAATCCTTTTGATGGGAGAGTAATTACCTCCGTTGGAAATTCAAAATTTGCCATAATTAACCTTTATTTGTTTATATATAAATATACTTTTATAAAAAAGTTGAAAAAAAAAGGTTCTCCGTTAAGAGAACCTTAGTTTTTTTGTATATAGTGAGATTAGAATTCTAGAATAGCGTAATCGTATTCTAATGTAAGTGAGATTTCAACAACATCATTTGATGACCAATCCAAATCATTGAATGTAGCCGATGCAATGAATGCACCTTTTAATGTCCATTGTTCAATTTTATCACCTACTGGTCCTAATAGATAGCACTGAATATCTTTTTTGTAAAAATCTGCATATCCATCTCTACCTGTTAAAGATTCATGTGATAAACGAACCCACTCCATTACTGCCTGTGCACCACTTGGAACGATTGGATCAAAAAGAGTAATCTCTATTGGTTGCCAAGTTCCTTTACCTTTCAACTTTCTATTAACGTTGATATGATCTAACGTAATCGTTTCAAACTGAATCGATGGTCTGTTAGCTGTTTTGATAAGATATGAAGGAATACCATCGATTTCCATGATAAAACGATTTTTCGTTTTTGGTTCGAAATTGGTATAGAACATATCATTGAATTCTAATACTTCTGCCATTTTATTTTTTCTCCTATTATACTAATAAATATATAATTTCTTTTTTTTTAATTTCTTATGCTGTAAATGATGCTCCGGTTGGTAAGATGTTGAAATCTAACACAATGAATTCAGCAGTTTTAGTAGGTTGTAAATAAATTTGTCCTGCTAAAATGTTTCTATCAATTACATCAGGTGTGTTGTTGGATTCATCCATAACTACTCTGAACGCATATAAACCTTGTCTTTGTTGAATTGCATCTAAATAAGGATTAACCGTATTTAAGAATTTGTTTCTAGTCGTTGCAGTATTTTGTTCGAATACTAAGTAACGAGATGTAGAAGCGATATATTTCTTAACTTTGATTAATAATCTTCTTACGTTGATTCTATCTAATGCAGATGCTTTATCTTGTAAAGTTTTCTGTCCAAATGCCACAATACCCTCACCAGGGAAAGAAGCGATTGGATTAACTTTATTCTCATATAAGAAATCTCTTTCTGAATGTGTTAATCTATCTAATACTGAAACTGCTCCGATGATTCCACCTCTATTCAAACCTGCTGGTGCAAACCATTCTGCTGCAACTGCATCGTTCGCTGCGTAGATTCCTGGCATCAATACTGATGGTGGAACTGCAGTTAATTTGTTGGTGTTTCTATCGATTGTTTTCATCCACGGGTAATATGTTCCAACGTAGTTAGAATCGATTGACTGTGCCTGCTCTACTGCTAAATCTTGACCTTCTGCAGGACCAGTTACATCACCGATGAAGAATGCATCTTCACGAGATTCAACCATATCAATAATCTTATCAAATACATAAGAGTGGTGGTAACGCACGATACCCGGTGCAACTACTAAGTTAATATCGAAATCATCTGGGTTGGAAACCGAATTGATTGCTTTCAAATATGCAACTGAACCACTTGATGTAGATGTTGATAAATCGAATCCTTGAGAATTACCTGCTGAAATATCAGTTCCTTTATCATTAGAGATTGTTGGAGTTACTCCATCAAATCCACCTTGAAAACCAACTACGAATTGTCTTTTATTAACATCTGCTGTTGCAGAACCAGTTAATTCATACGATAATTCAGTATCGAATGCGAATGCAGTGTTTGTTCCGTTTCCTGCTCCGTTTGGAATTGGTGCTAAGAAATGAGAGTTGTCAATTTTAACCAACGTTGATTCTAAATCAATACCACTATATTTAGTAGATGATGATGCTGTGTTAGAATCAGAACCAGTTGTAAATACTACTGCCGGAGTTTCTGCATCATTACCTGCGATTGGAGATTGGTATGCTTCATGTCCAAATGGTCCTGCGATGATTGGGAATGAACCTTCTGCTGCAACTTCTACTCTAACTATCTTAGAACGATTTGCATAATCACCATTTTCAGTTTGTTTACCATTTGCATCAATAGTTACGTTTCTATCACCAATTACCTTTAAGATATAGTTTGGAGATGCAGGGTCTAAATTAACGTTATTATAAGTTTCTAATACTGATTTTCTTTTATCTGTATCAGAGTATGCTCTAATTGATAATGAGAATGTAGCGTAATCAGTTGCATTAGATTCACCTGCTGCTTTTACGTTATATACTGATACTTTATATTCTTTGTTATAGTTTGAACCATCACCCAACGTATGTAAACGGAATAGATTACTTCTTTCATTTGAAATGATTTGTGATTGAATCCACGGAGTAGATGCATAAGAAACATCTTGTCCACTAAAATCTTGATCATCTAAATCAATCAATACAACTTTAGCACCTGCATCAATTGAAGATGATAATAATGTTGCAGCGTTTTCAAAATATTGTGATACATATACACCTTTAGTTCCTCTTGCAGATTCACCAAATACATCAGATAAATCATTACCTGCTGAAGGTAAAACTGAAGATGAAATTGTTAAGTTATATGCTGAATCTGAACCACTTACTGAAATATTAAATTCAGATGAAGATGGTAAAGATTGAATTGATGCTGTTACTGCATCACCATTACCAGATGTAGTCCAGTTATGAGTAGATTTTAACACACCTACTAATGTAGTTCCTTCAGAACCACTAATAGCGATACCTTTTGGTTCTACTTGTGTATAACCACCAACGTGACCAACACGAACAATTGTTACTGTCCCTGCTTCACGTAAATAGTTTTGAACGGCATATCCTGTATAGTAATCACCATTGGGTACACCGAAAATTGATTCAAATTGAGATTGTGTATTAACAATCGTTGGAACGAATGCAGGTCCTTTAGCGAAAGGTCCGATGATTGCTGCTCCTATTTCTCCGATTCCTTGTGATAAGTAAGAAAGATCATTTTCTCTCGTAAATACACCAGGTGATACAATTTTTTCTGCCATTTTATATTACTCCTGTTAAATTTTTTGTTGTGTAATGATACACATATAAGTATTAGCTACTTTTTGTAAAGATTATTTTTTATTATTCCGTTTCTAATGAGATGGGTGTAAAGATACCAGTATTTGGGTCATAATTACCATCACCATACTTCTCATTCAGAGTTTTAAAAAGATTTGTTTCAAATTCTACCAATTCGGAATGTGTAGTAAGTAATCCAGATTCGATTGCATCAATCTCATCTAATTTTTTCTTTCTTTCTACTTGTAATTGTCCTAATTCTAAAAAAACGTGTGAAACATCATCTCTTAATTTGTTAATTTGTGAGATTTCCTCATCCGTAAACTTAATTTGTTCTGCCATTTTATATATTTGTTAGTTTGTATTCTATATATATAAATATATGGATTTCTCCCAAACGTAAAATTATCTAGTAAACGTTAAGGTTGCATATGTTCCTTTTAATCCTTGATCGATAGCTCTAACTCTGATATACCACGTTCCTGCACTCAATAAAGTATTTACCTCAATTGAAGTTGAACTCCATTCTGTATATGAGTGTGCAGGTGAACTAAAATCAGAATTATTATCAATATCAATATCGTAAGCAGTAATACCAGTTGTTCCTACCGATGCTGGTGCTGTCCAACTTACAAATGGAGATGCATATGCTAATGATGTTGGTGCACCCGGTGATGCTAAATCTGTAAATGTATTACCACCTTTATTGTGAGTAATGTATCCATTTACCATATATGTATCTTCAGTTTCAACGTCAATAGAAACAATTTCAGTTGTTTTCTCAATAGTATCAATTGATGTGATACTAACTTCAGTTCCATTACCTTTGATTAATTTATCACCAACTACTAAGTTGAACATTTCTTTGAATAAATAATCACCTGTAATTGAATCTTTTACTAACATAGGGTGTTCTGCAGTTGCAGTAACTTCACCATTATTAATATTGTAGTAACGAGATGCAAATGAATATGTTAAACCAACGATGGTTACATCTTTTTCAGTTTTTGATAATTGAGATGAAGACCAATCTAAGAATGTTCCATCTGAATCAGTTCCTAAACCATCGATAGAGAATCCTTTTAATACATCTCCTTCGTTCAAATCTCCTGCTTCTACAATTGTTCCATCTGCTAATAAAACTGGAGAATCGATAGTTAAACACAATGCTGTTGAATTACCATCATATGAATCTACCGAATAAACTGTCTTATCTTTATTTGAGTTATATCCAGTTGCGTGGTCATTAAATCCATCTGCAAATACAGAACGGATAGTGTGTGTTTGAATACCCATTAATGAAGTTTGACTTCCACCACCTTGAGGATTCATATTTGAAACCGTAAATGTTGCAGATGCACCACTATTAGTAGTTAATGAAATATAACTACCTGCAGGAACACTCCAAGTGAAGTTTGCACTTCTTGCACTAATTCTACTAAAATTAGAACCAGCTCCATTAAATCCTAATGTATATACTTCAGATGTTCCTTCTACTGCATAAGTGTATCCACTTATCGAACCAACCGAATCAATTGCAAATGATGATAATGAGATTGGACCAGTTGTGTTTCCTTTTGCTGCTGATAATGATTTAGTAGTCTGACCTGTAGCAGAAGCTAAACCGTTTAAACTTAATGTGTTGCCTGATGTTAATGTTGCCATTTATTTGTTTCCTATATTATTATAAATATAAAGTAATTGGTCTACCCATTTATCTTTATCGGTGAATTTATTTACCATATATGATTTAATTTCATTGAACCAATGATTTCGTTCATCATATTCGGTATTTATTAACTTACTATAAATATCATTAAATTCCTTTTTAGATGATGCACGATATGGATATTCTAAATCTTTACACCAATCCTTATGAATTATTGGTAATTTTCCATTATCAACTGCTTCAAATATACTATAACCAAATGGTTCGGATGTAAAACATGAATGTGATATTCCCCAATCCATAGTATAAAACATATTTTTGAATTCTGGTTTGTAGTGATATACTTTTGATTTAGAAGTATCAATCTTTACACCCTCTCTCCAAATTGTATTAAACTCTACTGAATTTGTAAAAATGTAAGATTTTAATCCATCCAAATAATGTGGATTTTTTCTACCCTCACATCTTGCAGCAAAACCCAACGTATTAGATTTAGATAATGTTAAATTATTTTTGAATTCGTAAAAATTTGTAATATTTGTATTTGGAAATAAAATATCAAATAACCCTACCCAAATTGTATTAGATGACCATTCGTTTACTTCTCTTTCCCATTCAGAACTTAAATATGGATGCCATGCAAGTGATGCATCAGTTCCGATTTGTGATTTTAATATGTGGTCTACTGAATTATGTAAAACGTTTGAATGAATTTTATCTTTATTATCAACTATACATTTCATTGGAGTATAATGACCATGTAAGATGTTTATTCTACGTGCACCTTTACACAATTGTTCAAATTTTTCAATATCATCACCATGCCAATAAGTTTCGATGGGGAATTGATAATCCTCATTACCTTTAGGTTTGTTTCTATGAATTAAAAGTATTGGTTTTACATCTAATTTAGGTGCAATCAATTCCATCCATAAATTTACCCAAGTATCAGAACCAGCATTTACCCACGGTCCTCCACCAGTAGTGTAATATACATCATATTCCATAATTATTTTTTAATAATAATTTTACCACTAAAATTGCCTGCAAATGAAATCGATAATGAATTTTCAGTTAAAGATTCTACTATTGATGGTTGTTCTTGTCTTTTAGTTGAAGTATTCCATGCTTGAACTAATGGGAATTCTTCATTTAAGTTGTGAATGATTGTATAAGTTGAATTACCACTTACAATTTCTTTATGAGTTGTTAAATCTTCATTTGAAATTATATGACCACCTTTTGCAACTACAACATATCCACTATGTGGAGATGATAATTTTACTGTCGTTGTATTATTATCAGTAAGTTTTACCGATTTTGGTATAATCTGTGAATCATCAGTTCCATATACTGAAACTATGATGTTTTTTGAATTGAAATTATGATTTACTGCAATTGTTTCTAAATTATCAAACGAAGAAGTTACGGTTGTAACTTGTGATATTTCAACTGCAGGTAAATTTGTTAATTGAGAACCATCTCCTATGAATGAACCAGAGTATTCACCTGTAAATGAACCTGAAAATAGTTCACCTATGGTGTTTAAGTATCTTTCGTCTAATGATGATGTTAATTGTGCTGAGGATGAAACTAAGTTTGTTCCCCCAAATGATAATTCCGAACCATTACCTAAGAAGTATGATGCGGATATGATTCCGGTAAGTTGTATAGAACCAGATGAAACTGAATCAGTTGTTATTATTTGTTGAACGGTTGGAATTCCGTTGTCTTTTTCAAAATAAATCCTACCATCGTAGGTATTTATAGCCAACTCCCCTAATTCTAGAGTTGCGGTTGTTGGGATTTTACCCTCTACTGCTGTTCTTTTTAGCTTTACTACTTGTGCCATATTTATGACTTACCGTTTTCATTATTTAACTACTCGGTTATGTAATAGCCCCTTCTTATATAAGAAGGGGCTTTAACCTTTATTTTTCTATTATTTTATTGCAATTTTGACTTTAATTCGTCAATTTGTTTTTGTTGTTCTTTGATTGCTTCAATTAAAAGACCAGTTAATTTAGCGTAATCAACACCTTTATAACCATTTTCTTTATCGTGAACCAATTGTGGTAGAACTTCTTCAACTTCTTGTGCAATAACCCCTACCGTTGGTAAAGATTGTTGTAATTCATCAGCGTTAGAATTCCATTCCCAAGTTACACCATTTAATTGTTGAACTTTTTCGATTGGATTTTCGATATTCTTAATATTATCTTTTAATCTTCTATCTGAAGATGAGTAAGCAACAACGTCACCCGTTGCAGATACACTAGCAAATGTTACTGCTGATGTAGTTAATACTGCTTGGTTAATATAAGTTCCAAACCCAGTTGTAGATGCCAATGTTACTTGTGCAGAACCTGAAACTACACCTTCTGCGTTTAATTTAGTTTTAACTCTTGCATCTGTGTAGTATAAGTTAGTTCCTTCAGTAACGTTTGAAGTAGAATTACCATTCACACTTCCTAAGTTAATTTGAGATGAACCACTAACAACACCTACTGGTAATAACGAAGTTACTTGAGTTGAACCCGAAACAATACCTGCTGGAATTGAAGAGATTGAAGCGTAAGTTACTTGTGATGAACCACTAACAACACCCGATGGTAATAAAGGAGTTACTTGTGCAGAACCGGAAACAATACCTGCTGGAATTGAAGAGATTGAAGCGTAAGTAATTTGAGATGAACCCGAAACAATTCCTCTACCCTTAGTTTCGTATGAACCAGTTACAGATTCAATAGAAGTTAATCTAGCGTTTTGTGCTGCATCAGTTGCGTTTGATGAAGTATAGAAAGAAGCGAAAGCACTATCATTATTTGTATCAACTGAATTGATTAATGTTACAATTTCAGCGAAAGTATCTGCATTTGCATCTGCTGAAGCTAAAATAGCATCAACTCTTTGTTTCTCTGTAATAATTCTACTATCTACTGAAGAACTGAAATCAGTATATCCTGTTGTAGAAGAAATTGTTACTTGAGATGAACCAGATACTGAACCTGCAGGTAATAATGGTGTTACTTGTGCAGAACCACTAACAATACCCGCTGGGATTGAAGAGATTGAAGCATAAGTTACTTGAGATGAACCACTAATTACACCTTCTGCAGTTAATTTAGTTTTAACTCTTGCATCTGTATAATATAAGTTTGAACCTTCAGAAATATTTGAAGTTGTGTTTCCACTTGCATCTGCTAAATTAATTTGAGATGAACCAGAAACGATACCCGTTCCACCTAAAACTTGAATTGAACCTGAAATTACTCCTTCAGCATTTAATTTAGTTTTAACTCTTGCATCTGTATAATATAAATTAGTTCCTTCAGTAACGTTTGAAGTTGTGTTTCCACTTGCATCTGCTAAATTAATTTGAGATGAACCAGAAACGATTCCTGCAGGGATAGATGATAAAGATGTATATACTACTTGAGATGATCCTGAAACGATTCCTCTACCTTTAGTTTCATATGAACCAGTTACAGATTCGATTGAAGTTAATCTAGCAGATTGAGCATCGTTTGTTGCGTTACTTGCAGTATAAAAAGATGCAAATGCACTGTCATTAGATGTATCAACTGAATTAATCAATGAAACGATTTCAGCAAAAGTATCTGAATCAGCAGTAGATGCTGCTAAAATAGCATCAACTCTATCTTTTTCAGTAGAAATTCTACTATCCAATGAAGAACTGAATGTAGAGTAACCAGTAGTTCCTGATATTGTTACTTGAGATGATCCACTAACTACACCTTCTCCGTTTGTATTTAAGTAACGAGAATCTAAATCGTTAGTAAGTTGAGATGAACCAGAAACAATTCCAGTTCCACCAAAAGTTAATTGAGAACCATTACCTATGAACGTTCCCCCTGTATAAGTTGTTCCTTGAAATGAACCACTATACGAACCACTATATATACCATTATCAGGTAACGTAAACGTTGAACCATCGGCAAAGGTTAGTGAACCTGAAATTATTGGACTGTGTAATATCATCTTTTTTTATCCTTTTTATTATATTATAAGTATATAATTATTTATTAAATTGAACCCCCATCGATTTGTGAAATTATTGTTGCATTTGCAGTACCTGTTACATCACCACTCATTGTTATTTGTGCAGAACCACTAAATAGTCCTAACAAATTAGCTTGAGTTGTGATTGCAGTTGCTAAACCTTCAACTTGATTTGAAGTAATAGAACCACTAACAATGTGTCCACCACGTGCAACAACTGCATAACCACTTCTTGGAGATTCGAAAGTGATTGTAACCGTATTGGTATCACTATGTCTTAAAGTTTGTGGAATTACTTGATAACCATCTTCATCGAATACTTGTGCGATTGCATTTGGAGTATTGAAGTTGTGATTTACTACCCATGTTGATGAGTTTGAGAATGAACGTTGAACGGTTGCTGCTTGATCAACGGTAATGTTTGTTAGCTGAGAACCATCACCTGAAAAATATGATGCTGTAATGCTTCCATTTAAGTTGATGTCACCTGCAATTGCAGTTTCGGTGTTAGTTGATACTAACTCGTTGACTTCATCAACACTACCACTTTTACGAATAAAAGCTTTACCATCATATACGTTTACTGCGATTTCTCCAGTCTCTAATGAACTGATTGTTGGTTTCGAACCAGAGGTGGTTGACCTCTTTAAACGGATTATTTGTGCCATTTGTTATACCCTATTTATTTAATTGTGATTTTAAGTTGTCAATTTCTTTTGATAAATCTTTAATACCTTCGATAAGAAGAGAAACCAACTTATCATATTTAACTGCTTTGTATCCATTATCACGAGTATCAACCAATTCTGGAAGGATTTCCTCAATTTCTTGAGCAATTACCCCGTAATCTTTACCTTTATAAATATGTTGTTTCTCGCAATTCCAGTCAAAACTATACCCACCAATTTGATTAATTTTTTGTAAAGGGTTTTGAATTGGCTGAATATTGTCTTTTAATCTTCTATCAGATGATGCAAATGCAATAATATCACCTCCTGCATTTATATCACCACTTACCCCTACACCACCTGTTACGATTAATGCACCGGTAGTTTTATCAGTTGATGCAGTTGAGTTTGTTATTGTTATCGCATCAGATGTAGTTGCACCTGCAGTAGTTACGTTTTGTAATGTTTTTGTAATTTGAGATGAACCACTAACAATTCCACTACCATTTGTAATAGTTGGTAAAGTTATAGAACCACCCAATGTTACAGATGTTCCTGCAATTGTGATAGTTTTATTAGAACCTAATTGAGAACCATCTATTTGAGATGAACCACTCACTATGCCCGCAGGGATTGATGATAATGAGGTGTAAATTACTTGTGATGAACCACTTACAATTCCATTCGGTATAGATGAAATTGAATTATAAATAATTTGTGATGAACCGGATACTACACCATTTGGTAATTGTGTTTCAATTGAACCACTTAATACACCATTTGTAGCATTTATTACACCATTGAATGATGTAGCAGTTATATTAGCTGCTTTGAAATCTGCTAAGGCAAATGAAGCGTGAGATGTATCAATTGCACCAGATGGTTCTAATGTGTATCCTTTGAATACTTTCCAAGTTTGTGAATCAGATGCATCAGCGAATATACCTGTATGAGCATAAGTTCCATCATTATAATTACCAACAATACCTAAATCTGGATTAGTTACTTCCGAACCATTATTCAAATAAATCATATTATCTGAAACTGCAAGGTTTTCAGAATTAATGATTGATTCAGTTCCAAATACCGTTAAATTACCATAAATAGTTAAATTAGTTCCAATCGAACCACTACCTACAATATTAATGTCATTAAATTGAACATTCGATGTAGTTGCTAGATTTTGATTAATAGTATCTAAATTAGCTTTATTCGAATGTGAATGTGAAACTGCATTTAATCCACTCAATGAATTATCAACCGATGCAGTATAAGTTCCTAATGTAGTAAATTTAGAATCAATTGAACCACTCCAATTTGCAAGAGTTGAATTTTTAGTTTCTTCAGATGATGTAAATCCATTTAATAATATAATTGAATTATCAACCGAAGCAGTATATGTTTCAAATGATGCAGTATTTAATTTAGTTGCAATTGAAATTTGTAATGCACCCGTTGCTGATGCCAATTCATTCTGTGTTACGAATGTAGCATCTAATGATGATGAGAATAATTCCAATACATCAACTCTACTATCAATTGATTGTGAGAATGTTGTAAATGTTTCATTAGATGATGATAAAATACCACTTCCACCTAAAATTTGAGCAGAACCTGATATTACACCTTCGGTATTTAATTTAATTTTAATACCTTCATTGAAGTGTATAGAACCAGTATCTAATGTTATAGTTGCAGAACCACTTAATGCACCACCACTAATACCATTACCCGCAAGAACTTCAGTAATATCACCCACACCCGCAAGTGTCATTGCAGCATCGATATATGATTTTACTGCACCTGCATTACCTACTACTTGAGGATTACCATCTTCAATTGAGTTTGAAACGTGATACCATGCTGCAGAACCCAATGAACCAGATGTTGTTCTAATACCTACCAAATTCGAAACCGAACCACTAACTTCATATAATGAATTAAGTGATTGAGTTACTTGATTTGAACTACTAATTAAAGTATGAGTTGAACTTGCAATTTCTTCATATCTCGTATCTAATGATTGAGTTACTTGAGATGAACCTGAAACTACACCTTCTACATCTAATTTAGTTTTAATCGTAGTATTGATTGATGAACTAAATGAGTTTAGAGATGATGTTGTATCATTCAAATTACTTATTGCAATATCAACCGAACCAGTATATGAAGCAAGAGTTGAATTCTTAGTTTCTTGTGAAGAGGTAAACGAATTTAACGATGCAGATACTAATCCAATTGTATCAAATCTAGTATCAACTGAACCAGTATATGTTCCTAATGTAGAATTCTTAGTTTCTTGTGAAGATGTGAAAGAATTCAATGAAAGAATTCTTAAATCAACCGATGAACTAAATCCATTGTAAGTATCAACTGATGATGATAATAATCCACTACCATCTGTAATTTGAGTTGAACCACTAACAACATTTTCTGCGTTTAATCTATCTTTAATACCACTTGTGTAATTCGTAGTTTGTGTTAAATCAATTTGAGATGAACCACTAACAACTGAATCACCATTTATTTCTAAATATCTACCATCCAATGAAGAAGTTACTTGATCAGAACCACTTACTACTCCATTTGGTAATAACGCAGGAATTTGTTGAGAACCTGATACAACTCCATTTGGTAATAAATCTCTAACTTGTGCAGAACCGGTTACTACATTATCACCATCTGCTAATAATATTCGTGATTCAGAACTCCATTGTCCTGCCATCCAATAATCATTCGCAGTATTCCATAATAATGAACCAGATGCTTTACTTGGATCTACGGGGTCTGTTATTAATAAACCACCATTTGATACTTCCATACCATTTAAGTGGATAATATTATCACCAATATTAAGTTGAGTTGAATCAATTGATGTTGATGTTCCCCTAACCGTTAAATCACCTAATATAACCACATTTGAACCCGTTGTTTCTAATGCAGTTTTAAGTGATGCAGTGTATGAATGTATCTGTGATAAATCTAAATCAATTGATGCAGTGTATAATTGTAATGTATTAAATTTAGTATCATTTGATGCACTATATAACTCTAAATTATGAGCACGATTCATTAAGTGTAAACTAGCAGTTTCTAAATTACTCAAATGAGTTATTGCAGAACCACTTGCTACTTCTAATGATGATAATCTACTATCTTGATCATTATTTTTAGTATCGTTCGAACCTGTATATGTTCCTAATGTGCTCCATTTAGTATCATTTGAACCGGTATATGTTCCTAATGTAGAATTTTTAGTTTCTTGTGAAGATGTAAATGCTTCTAATGAATCTAAACGTTGATTACTACCACTACCTAATGATTCTAATTCATCTAATCTAAAATCTACTGATTGAGAAAAACTTCCACTTAAATATGTAATTCTTTCCTCATGATTTGATGCAGTAGCAAATAATTCCGTAATATTTGAATCATTTGAACCAGTATATGAAGCAAGAGTTGAATTCTTAGTTTCTTGTGAAGATGTAAATGAATTTATTTGAGATAATGAACTATCAACTGATGCTGTATATGTTGCAAGAGTTGAATTCTTAGTTTCTTGTGAAGATGTGAATAATTCTGCAGAATCTAATCTAAAATCTACCGATGTTGAAAAATCACCTTCTAAATAATCTAAACGTGCATCTACTGATGTTGAGAATGTAGTTTCAATTGTATCTAATCTACTTTCGTGATTTGATGCAGATGAATATACTTCAATTAAACGAGTATCTACCGAACTACTAAATCCAGTAAAGTTTTCGTTTGATGATGATAAAATACCACTTCCCGGTAAAGAAATATTATCAATTGATGCCGAAACAACGTGTAATTCTTTGAATCTATAATCAGATGTTCCTAATGTATCTCTATTATCTACATTTGGAATCAATGAACCAGTTAAACCTGCATTAATAATAATTTGATCTGAACCACTTCCATCACCTAATACAATAGTTCCACCTAAATTGATGTTTCCACCAATAGTTGCGTTACCACTTAATGATAAATTACTAGCAGTAATATCATTCGAAATAATCAATGAACCGGTATTAGTTTCATCTAATACTACAAGAGTTTTCAAATTACCATTCTCTTCCGCAGAAGAAGAATAACCAATTTGTAGGGTTTCTTTACTTTGATTATAAAAAAGTTCAGATTCTTCGAAATGAATACTTCCGGTTTGAGAATTATCTCCTCTTCGTAATTGTAATATTGCAGCCATCTAATAGATTTCCATTTATTTTATATAAATATATCGTATGTAATAATTTATTGGGATTAAAGTATATAACTTCACCTATATAAGTATTGGAAAATTAAAAGTTAAAAAAAAATCCCCCACCTTTTGGGTGAGGGATTAAAAATTAAATCAATTTTTGTATTAGAATGTTCCACCATCGACTGTGTTAGAAGCAACGAATGAAGAACCATTCCATTGAATCATATCACCAGCTTGTGTTGGAGCAACTGATTGTAAAGTCTTACTTCCATCTGCATATAAGAATGCATTAGCAGCAGATAAACCACCAATTGTGAAATCACCTGTAATCGAAACATCAGTTCCATCATCGGTAATTGTTGTATTTACTAATAAACCATTTGCATCTGATTTAAGAACTGTGTTAGTAGAGATTGATGAATCAATTCTAGCAACTTCTTTCTCTAATCCTAATGCTCCAGCTTTCCAGTAGTCATTTGTAGAATCCCACAATAATGAACCAGAAGCAGTGTTAGGGTTTGTAGCATCTTTAACTAATAAACCACCATTAGCAGCACCACTACCATTTAATTCGATGATGTTGTCACCTAATTGAATAGTTGTAGAATCTACCGTAGTAGTTGTTCCTTGTACGAATAAGTTACCAGCGATAGTTACTGAATCAGTTGAAGAACCACCTAAAGTAACATCACCATTAACTGTCAATGAGTTTGAAATTGTTACATCATCCGGTAATCCGATAGTAATAGTTCCACCTGCACCTAAAGTGATTGAACCACCTGAGATTTCGATTTCACCTGCTGTTCCTTGAACTTCTAATGAAGTATTACCTTCAACTGCAGTTCCTGCTGAAGAACCATAATCAACGTTGATTGAATTATCAGTTCCGTCTAATGAAAGACCTTCACCAACAACATCAGCGTTTAAGTTCATAGCTCTAACACCACCATCTTTAATAGAAACTACACCACTTGTTACAGAGAAATCATCTGCTACGAATGATGCAACACCTTTGTTAGATGAAGAAGCATCTTCAGCTGCGATTGTGATAGTAGTACCAGAAACTGATACATCAATACCTTCACCACCTTCAACTGATAATGTTTGAGTTAATAAATCAACATTACCTGTTCCAGTATCACCTGCTAAACCTAATTCAGTTACTAATCCAGTTAAACCTGAACCATCACCTACGAATGTTCCATTAAATGTTCCATCTGCAGTTACACCTGTTAAAGTTGCATTAGCGATAGTTGTATTATCTAATTGAGATGATCCAGAAATCGTACCAGTTGGTAATAAAGCTTTGATTTGTGCAGAACCTGAAACTACGTTATCAGCATTCATCTTATCTTTAACGTTAGCGTCAAAGTTTGTGATTGAATCTGCGTTAACTTGAGATGAACCAGAGATTACGTTCTCAGCGTTTAACTTAGTTTTTACTCTTGCGTCTGTGAAGTAAAGATTATCACCTTCAGCAATATTATCAGTAGATAATGCATCAATAGTATCATTAACACCATTGATTGCGTTATTCAATTCTGTTTCAGTTACGAATCCTGCATCTAATGAAGATGAGAACGCTTCTAAATCAGATAATCTACCATCTTGAACACCTTGTGCAGATGCAATATCAGATAATTGAGAATCAACTGAAGCAGTATAAGATGCTAAAGCAGAATCTTTTTCTAATTGTGATGCAGAGAATGCATTCACAGCTGAGATATGAGCATCAACTGAAGAAGTATAAGAAGCTAAAGTTGAATTTCTTGTTAATTGAGATGCAGAGAATGAATTGATTGCATCGATATGAGCATCAACTGATCCTGTGTAAGTTGCTAAAGTAGCATCTTTTGATTCTTGAGAACCACTAAATGCTTCTAAAGAAGTTACTCTTTGTCCAATACCAGAAGCACCACCGATAGAAGCTTCGATTGTATCGATTCTACCTTCGTGATTAGAAGCAGATGAGAATAATTCTGCATCAGATGCTGCTAATGAAGAACTAAATGCAGTATATCCTGTTGTAGATGAAATTGTTACTTGAGATGAACCAGAAATTACACCTTCAGCGTTTAATTTAGTCTTAACTCTTGCATCAGTATAGTAAAGGTTTGAACCTTCAGATACGTTTGATGTATTGTTACCAGTTACATCTGCTAAGTTGATTTGAGATGAACCAGAAACTACCGAATCACCACCTGCAACCAATACTTTAGATTCTGCACCTTGTGCACCAGCTTTCCAGTAGTCATTTGTAGAATCCCACAATAATGAACCTGAAACGGTATTTGGATTTGTAGCATCTTTAACTAATAAACCACCATTAGCTGCTGAAGAACCATTCAATTCAATGATATTATCACCAATTTGAACTGTCGTAGAATCAACGATAGTTTGAGTACCAGTAACGGTAAAGTTACCATTAATTGTTACGTTTGCCCCATCAACTGCAATTGCAGTTTCAATATCAGATTGGAATGTTTCTAAATCAGTAGCTCTTCCTTCTACTGCATCTAATCTGTTATTTTGATTAGTTTGCTCAGTATCAATTCCATCTGCTCTTCCTTCTAATGAATCTAATCTATTATCTTGATCATCATTCTTAGTATTGATATTCTGAATAGAAGTATCAACTGAACCCGTATAAGATGCTAAAGCAGAATCTTTTGATAATTGAGATGCAGAGAACGCGTTAACTGCTGAAATGTGAGCATCAACTGAACCAGTGTAAGAAGCTAAAGTTGAATCTTTATCTAATTGTGATGCAGAGAATGAATTTACAGCTGAAATGTGAGCATCAACTGAACCAGTGTAAGTTGCTAATGTAGCATCTTTAGAAAGTTGAGATGATGAGAATGAGTTAATAGCATCAATGTGCTCATTAACTGAACCAGTGTAAGAAGCTAAAGTTGAATCTTTTGTTTCTTGTGATCCTGAGAATGCTTCTAATGAAGAAACTCTTTGACCGATACCGGAAGCACCACCAATTGAAGCCTCAATAGTATCAATTCTTCCTTCATGATCTGATGCAGAAGCGAATAATTCTACTACGTTTCCGTTTACTGAAGAAGATAAGTTAGATAATTGTGTTTCATTTACAAAAGATGCATCTAATGAAGATGAGAATGATTCTAAAGAAGTTAATCTACCATCTTGAGTATTTTGACCAGCGAATAAATCAGATAAATCATCTGAAACTGAAGAATTTGTAATTCCTTGAGCAGTTTCAAAACTTTCTAATGATTCTAATCTACCATTTTGAGTAGTTTGCTCAGTTGCAACATCACTCAATGTAGAATTGATTGTTGAAATATCAGATGTATTAGTTGAGATATTATCTTCGTTAGTAGAAACTCTACTTTCTAATGAATTATATCCTTGTGCTGATGTAATATCAACTTGAGATGAACCAGAAATAGTTCCTGCAGGTAATAATTCCTTAACTTGAGATGAACCAGAAACGATTCCCGTTCCACCTGTGTTTGCAGTTGCTTTAATTTCTACGTTTCCACCTTTGTTCAAGATGTATAACTTTTCAGTTTCAGTATTATAGAATGGAATACCATCAATTGAGGTATCGTATGATGCACCAGATAAATCTGGGTTTGTTGCACCTTGTAGGACTTTGTTAGCTGGGGTTGCGGTTGAACCATCAACACCAACGAAAAGAATTGAATCTCCGTTAGTTGCTGAAATACCTGTTGAACCCGTAACAACTAACAATTCACCAGCTCTTTTGGTTGCACCTGAAATCGATTCTAGCGAACCACGTCTGTGTTTAATTATTTGTGCCATTGTTTTGTTTTTTCCTTTTGTTGTTAAAAATTGTTTGTTAGAATGAAAACCTTTATTTTTTGTGAGTGTTAAAACAGGACATTTGCCTAATAATAAACGCTATATAGCGTTGTTTTCGTATATAAGTATAAAAAACTTAAATATTCCCACCATCAATTGTAATTTTCTGAACACCTTCTATAAAATGAAGTGAGCCAGTATCCAACATCATAGTTGTTACCCCATTTGAGAATGAACTTACTAAACCATCCGATGCCGATATTGACAAAGGATTATCGGTAAAGGTGTAATCATTCCAAATAATTGTATCGGTAAATGAAGTTACAAAATCTGCGTATATAATATCTGCTTGATATAATCGATTAGTATCAACTACCAATACAATCTGTCCTTGTGAGAAAGATGATACTGATGATGATTCTAAATCTGTAAATGTTTCATATGTTCTAAATAAACCACCAACCTCATATGGTGATTTAACATATATAGATGCAGTTGCATTAGTAATATCTAAAGCAAGAGTTGAACCCGATAATTGTATTTTAGCTGCAATTGCATCAACCGAACCACTTAGTAAATTAATACCACTACTTTCGGCAACTACACCTCTTAATCTACTACCATCACCTATAAAGGCAGTAGCATACATTTCACCCGTTACATAGGATGAACCGGATACTATATGATCACCAGTAGTTGTTTGTGAACCGGATACAGCAAAATCACCTGAGATTACTGATGCAGTTACAATACCCTGAATCTGTTTACTTTGAATAAGTGTAGCCATAATTATCTACCCACTATCTTTCCTTTTATTATGAAATCATTTGGAATAATTTCACTTGGTGCTAAAGTAATTGTATCATTAAAAATGATTACAATGTTTGTTTCATCTAATATAACGGAATATAAATTTGAAGGTTTTTTAATACCTTGTAAATATACATCAGTATAATCCTTTAAACTATCTACCTTTATATCTTCGAAAACGAATTTTTTATTTACCAACGTTAATGTAAACAAATTCCCATTCAACGAAATTGAATCGGGTATTAACGAATAAATTTGAGAATCACCTATTACTTCTAATACTAAATTTTTAAATCGTTGTTTATCATTAAAAGAAGTTACGATATTTGGTTTATTTTTCATTATACTTTCTCCAAATCTCCCTCTAATTTAATGTCATCGGTTATTGATAAATCATATGCTTGAGCAAAATTAGCTTTTCTAAATTTTATAAGAAAATCTTTACCAGATTGTTCAAACAAATAATCTTTTTCTAAAATATACTGCCCGTTTATAAATATATCGAAACGTGCGTGTTCAACTCGTAATGGACGTAAAAATGCATTTAAATTTTTCATTCTTGCGTTTTCAACTTTCCATATCCAATATAGTGGATGTGTCATATTGTGTGCAACCAATTTAAACTCATTTGGTTCATGTACCTGTTTCAATATTTTATTTAATTCCTTAATCATAATTCAATAAATTTACCAGTTACTCCAATTTCATCTGTAATTTCTAAAATATAACCCAATGAAGTTGTATCAATTTCAAATGTAATTTCACTTAAACTATAATCAAATGAATAAGTGTATTTAGATGCGTTAACATATACCCCATTCACATAAACTCTAAACCAATCTTCTTCATTAAAACTTCCACGTAATTCGGGTGGTAATTTTGGTAATTCTACGTTCTCTAATTTAAATGTATTAGAATCAACAAATACAGCTTGAACTGAACCTCTGATTGTCATAAAATCAATTACATCCGAATATTCGTTGTATAATTTCGTAGTAGATTGTGAATTGCCAGTTAAATCAGTTTCTACACCCCATACTACTTTCTTAGGTGAAAGTGTTTTAATTGTAGTTGGTTGATTATCAAACTTTTCAGGTAATAAATACGCATTTACTGCCATTGTAAAATTTGTTCGAACCATTCTTTGAGAACCTTCACCAACTTCTGCAGTTGTATCAAATGAATCAATTCTTACTCTAAATTTAAAACCATTTTTATCACCCCAATATTCATCTGTTGCATATTGGAAAGCTTCCACAATTTTATTCATATGTTCTGTGAAATCTGTCCAAATAATACACTCATAACTAATTGTCACATAATCGGGCATCGTTACATTGTATTGTTCGATAGGTCTTTGTGTTCCTGTCATTTGAGAAAACAAATCGTATCTATGTTTTTTCGAATATTTAGTAACCGTTGGATAAAAAACATTACGATTCATCGTAGATGTCATTGAATCATCTCTTGAAATGGAATTTCGTTTAAACATAATAAGAGGAATTTGAATTACCCCTTGTTTATCTCTCAAATATCCATCTTGTTGAACTGATTTCCAACGTTCTGGGTTTCCATACATTACCGGCACTTTAATTTTTTCACCCATTGCCTCAACCGTTGGCACGACAGTATCTATCATATGTTCCGCTATGGCCATATCAATATCATACAACTTAACCCCTCTTTGATTTTTGGGTTCGGTTTTTAGCTGTGTTCCTCTGTTTAAAGGTTTTTTAAATGGGTCTGTGCTCATTATCTTACTCTATCCTCTATTTGAACTTGTGAACGTCTTACTATATGACAAACTGCAATTAATTGCATTCTTGTATCTTCAAATTCATCAGTTTCTTTATTATACATTTTAGGTGAACCACCTACTAAACTTGTTTGTTTGATATTATCGATTTCAAAATAAGTGTCATCAAATAATATCACATCACCAATTTCAGGATATCCATATAATGAATTTTGTATTGCATTCACCGGGACAAATGTTCCATTTACATCTCTAACTAATGGTAAAGTTTCAGTTCTCAAACGATGTCTCATAAAACGAAACTCTACTGCTTGAGTAGCATCAGGCCCAAATCCCTCATATCCAACTCCCATTGGTTCTCTATCTACAATTGCTCGTAAATTAGCAGGTGCATGCCAAACTTTACCCAACGATTCACCATACAAATTGGTTTTTGTTTCACCAACCGATACTTTGAATAGGGTGACAGTTTGTTCAACCACATAATCAACCACTTCTTCAGCGATTGTTTTGATAAAATTCAAATCTCTTGCGTTAAAAAACTTTGGCATATATTATTTCTCCTTAACCGATGTAAATAGCCAATGGCACTTTACCAATTATCTTTTGTTGTTGATCAACTATATTTGCTTCGTTTTCAATTCTAGTCTTTCTACTTACTTCTTCTAAATTTTCTCTCAATTGAGTCATCAACAAATCTTTTTCTGTTATTGCTTCTGCTCTCAATGCGGCACCATCCAATGAAACTTCCGAGCCAGGGATTGGAACTTGTGAATATTTCTCTCTAATTGCACCCAACATTTCTTTTGCAAGTGCTAAAGTGTATTTTCTAATCCATTGTTTACCAACATCGTTAATATTTGAATATTGTGTAAAATCATATCCAATATTTGAATAATCTGATACAACGTTTGGAGTAATTATTGCAGATGCCGAAGTAAACTCACTATCAACAATATATTCAAACCACAATTTATCACTATGAGTTGGTTTTGGAAAAATTTGTAATTTATTATTTACTATATTGAATGTAAATGCAGATTTACGGAATTGATCATTAAATTCAATTGCTTGAATTCTTAACATATCCTCATAAATTGGCATTAATATAAATTGTGCTGCTGGAGAGAATGAACCAAACCCAAATTCATCAATTAAGTTTAATGTTCCCTGTCCACTTACTGAATACGGATCAAAGAAACGTTGAATTGCAGGAGTTGCCTCATAAAATACTCTCGTTACTGATATAGATTGACTTGATTCATTGACATCAGACCAAAGTGTTTGTAAATCATATTCTTGTTGGTCTGCAACTAAGTTAATTGAACCTTTTTTAATATCAGTTTTACCCCCAACATTTGCTTGTGTTCCATATGCTTGTGATATTTGTATAGTATTGTTTAATTCAGAACCATTTACTGATTTACCTGTATAATTTGTTCCAATAGGTTGTCCTTGCAAAGAACCTAAGTTATTTCGGATGTTAAATTGATTTACTTGTGCAGAATATTCACTAACTGCCTCTTCAAAAACAGCAAAAAAGTTTTCACCTTGTAATTCAATATCAATTATGGGATAGCCTAAACGTTTTGCACACCAACTAGCAACCCTTGGAGCATCAGATTGAAATTGTGAATCACTATCATAAATACCAAATGGAGTTGATGCACCCGTAATGAATGTTGCCGAACCCGTCCAAATTAACGCTTGAGACATAAATACTTTCCTCTTTTATACAATTATACACCTATAAATATAACGTATAAAAAAAGGGAGCGAAAAATCGCTCCCTTAACTCAATAAGTATTAAATTTAATTATCCTAAGTTAATTAATTTATATTTTGTAGAATATAATAGTTTAGCAATATTATCTAATTCGTTTTGAATCCAACTATCTTTTAATTTTTCCGATTCTCTTTCGGCTTCTAAGAATTTTATGAGTTTATCGAAGTATGCGATTATATTTTCTTTTGATGCATCATTATCAATTCCGTTTACAGGTTTAAAAGTTATAATTCCGTATTTACCTTGATATGCTTCGATTAATTCATCCATAATACCTACAATTGAATCGTAGTATGTATTTAATGCTGAATGAATTGCTAATGAACCAGGTCCACGAGTTTCTAAATGAAAAACGTGTGCTTGAGTTCTACTATGAAAAAAAATTGATGCTAATTGTTCCATTATTTACTTTGTATTTAATAATAAATATGGAAAAGTTCTAAAAAAAGTTATTTTAATTTATAACTAAATAACCAACCACAATCATCATCATAATCATCATCTTCAACTACGTTGGCTAAATTACCGATAATTTGTTGTAATTTGTCTACATCAACTCTACGCCAATAACCAAATCGTAAGTAAATGTCATAAGAACCACCAAACACCTGTTTGATTTCAAAATCACCAAACTCAACTTCGATTTCTTTTAATATTTCAATACCAATACCATTCATATTTTTATTGTTTTATGTTTAACTCTTATTACAAAGCTAACATACGAATAAAATTCCACATTTCCAAATATTTTGCATAAAAAAAGGAAATTAAATTTCCTTTTTAAGTATTATCTTACTACCCTTTATAACAATTGCACTCATATTCTCAACCCAATCCCCACTATTTAAATATCTCTTACCATTTATCATAATATCTTCTGGATGGTGGATATGACCACAAATAACAC